ATATTACTTATGGAAATGGACCAAAAATCCGAGAAATCAAAGTTCCCGATAGTTTACTAACTGTCATCAACGGTGTATAATACATATGTCGGAGTATAAATCAATGAATCCTTAACGATGGAGTTCAAAGTGTCATTCCTTCCATTGATGGAGTTCACGTTCTCATTCCATCGTTTTTACTACGGTTCGTTAAAGCGACACCTCTTCGACTTATCTAGGTGTGTTCTTTCAATAGGTTTAATTATAATTTAATTGCAATCAATAAAAACAAACAATTCAAAGAACACCGTCACACAAATACTCTGCGTAAGAGTAATTAATTCACAGTGTCGCTTAAAAATCACAAACCCGTCCACCATGGGCGGGTTTTTCTTCATTACATTGGACAAAGGAAACACACATGTCTCAACTAGATATTGGTAGTGGGCAGGAAGAGGTTGGTAGTGACTTTGAATTAGTAGTACAAATTCGTGACTATAAAGGTGACCCAACAGGTAGGACTAAGTCTTTAAAGCACCACGATGGCGCAAAGATTGCTGATTTTTGGCAAAAAATGGTTGGTAAGCCCAAAAGAAAGAAACATCATAGAGCAAGGAAGAACGAACAATTACCCACCAACAAAGAAGCCGAGAAAATTCTCAAACAAATCAACAAGGAGTAACCAATTAAGTGTCAGCTTTACCAGAATTAATGAATTATACTCTTGTATCTAAATATGCCAGATGGATTGCCAAAGAGAAGCGCAGAGAGACTTGGAAAGAAGCAGTATATCGAGTGCGCGATATGATGTTGGAATTTTACAACGATAAAGGTATAGATGAAGAGATAAACTGGGCATACGACATGATGCTCAAGAAGAAAGTGTTAGGGTCACAGAGAGCATTACAATTTGGGGGCACACCAGCACTAAAAAAGAACGCTAGAATATATAATTGTGTGAGTTCCTATTGTGATAGACCACGATTTTTCCAAGAATGTTTTTGGTTATTATTATGTGGTTGTGGGACTGGATTTTCAGTACAAAAACAACACGTAGATAGACTCCCTGGTTTTAGGCGCGAAATTCTCTCTCATCAGGAAACATTTGTTGTTCCCGATACCATTGAGGGTTGGGCTGACACCATTGGGGTGTTATTAAGTAATCACCTAGATGTAGTTATAGACCCTGCTTACGAAAAATATGCTAAATGTGGCGAAGTTGTTTTTGATTATTCTCAAATTAGACCTGCTGGTTCTTTTCTAAGTTCAGGTGTTGGCAAAGCGCCGGGGCCAAACGGGTTAAGAAGTGCTATTATACGTATTGATGCTCTATTAAGACGTTGTCGTTACCAAGAAGGTAGAAAAAGATTACGCCCTATAGACTGCTATGATATTGTTATGCATATATCCGATGCAGTTTTAAGTGGTGGTGTTAGGAGATGTATAGCACAAGATGAAAAGGTTTTAATCAAAGAACAAGGATATAAAGATATACAAGATGTAACCATTGGAGATTATGTATCAACACCTAATGGATGGAAAAGGGTAATTAACACTTTTAGTCAAGGTAAACAAAATTGTGTTACAATAAAACATCAAAATGGAACTATAAAATGTACCCCAAATCATAGAGTAGCTGTGTTAAACAGTTATGATGGTCAATTTACTTGGAAATATGCTAAAAACTTAACAGATGACGATTACCTATATAGTATTCGTCGTGCTGATAACCACAATAACACAACACGACTACCAAGTTTTAAGTATATAAAACCAGCCCGTTCAACTACATGTAAAAATATTGTTATACCACCATTAGATGAAAAAATGGCATGGTTTTTAGGAATATTTCATGGAGATGGCTATGTTAAGTTAACCCATAACAGTGGGGCTTTGTCTGTAGCTGTTGCTGAGGAACACAAACAACAAGCAGTTGATGTAGCCCAACAATTGACAAGATTTGGTGTAAATGTAACCGTTCAACACAGACCACACGAAGACCATTATTATAGGGTTAGAGTAAAAAGTAAGCAATTAGCTACCTACTTTCATACACATATCAAACAACCTAATACACCTATTAATATACCAGATTTTGTTAAAAAGGCTTCTGTAAACATAAGAATGGCATATATTCAAGGTGTAGTAGATGCAGATGGTTCGGTAAAAGTTAAACCCTTCTGTGTAACATGTACTATTTATGAAGACTTTGCTAAACAATTACAATCTTTATTATTAAGCTGTGGTATTATCAGTAGGATACAATTAAAAGCTGTATCTACATGGAAATGTAATCAAGGTAAACCAAATTGGAAAGACCAATACCATGTGAGTATTCTAAACAAACTAGACCTACAACAGTATATCGAGTTTGTATCTAAATATAGATTTGCAACTAAAATACCTAGAATAACCCACGATAAAAAAACATCAAATTGTTTTCCGGCTAAATGGTTTTCTAAGCCGTATCCAAAAGGGCTGAGACATTCTTGGTCTACAAATAACAAAAGAATGACTGGTTGGGTAGCCGATAAATATTATCATAATCAACACATAGTTCCTATTCGTGTTTTAAGCATTGAGCAAAATAATGCTATTGACACGTATGATATCGAGGTAGAACAAGAAAGCTGTTTTTTATGTAATGGAATATTAGTTCATAATTCATCCACAATATGTTTGTTTTCGGCCGACGACCATGAGATGATGACTGCCAAAACGGGCAACTGGAAAGAAGAAAATGGGCAGCGAGCACGCTCAAATAATTCTGTTATGTTATTACGTAACAAGACAACCAAGGAAGAATTCTTAGCTATATTAGAACATGTTAAAGAACATGGTGAGCCCGGTTTCATTTGGACCGACGATTTAGAAATGTTGATAAATCCATGTGCTGAAATTGGCATGTGGGCATATTACATTGTTGACCAAGCGAAATATGACAAGTATATGGAGACATATGATGGAATGGGATATAAAGCGCTACCAACCGAAATGGGTCTTGAATCTGGATGGCAGGGATGTAACCTTTCGACCATCAATTGCGCAACTATCAAGGATATCGCAGACTTTAATGAGAGAGGTAGAGCGGCAGCTATTATCGGTACTCTCCAAGCAGGATTTACCAGGCTTGAGTACCTCACATCCTGGTCCCAAGCAATATTCCAGCGGGAAGCTCTACTCGGCGTATCTATGACCGGAGCTATGGAAAATTTTGACATAGTACTTAATCCTACTAATCAACGTACGGTTGCTAAAACCATAGTTGATACTAATAAAGCATTTGCTAAGATAATTGGAGTTAATCAAGCTGCCCGTACTACTTGTATGAAACCAGAGGGCACATCATCGTGTCTATTAGGTACATCATCCAGCTTACACCCCCACCATTCAAAAAGATACTTACGTATTTTACAAGCTAATAGAGCTGAGAATCCTTACCAACATTTTAGAGCTACCAACCAACAAGCCTGCACTCGTTCAGTATGGTCGGCTAACGATACTGATGATATTATCATCTTTCCTATTGAAGTACCTGATGGTGCCAAAACTAAGAACCAAATGCCCGCCTTGGCATTACTAGACATTGTTAAAAGCACACAGGGTAACTGGGTTAATTCCGGTAAAAACAAAAAACTATGTACACAATCGTGGCTCAGTCATAATGTATCAAATACTATCACTGTTACCCCAACTGAATGGGTCGAAGTAGCTGATTTTATCTACAAAAACAAACGGTATTTTTGTGGTGTTGCCTTATTGCCTCAGAGTGGCGACAAAGATTATGCCCAAGCTCCATTTACTGCGGTGTATACAGCAAGAGAGATTGTAAGAGAATATGGAGATGCTGCCTTATGGACCTCCGGTTTGATAGAAATAGCGTTAGATGCCTGTGATAACCTATGGAAAGCATGTGATATTACACTATATGATAAGCTCAATACTAAGATTAGTACTAATGGAGGTGGAGACTCTGCCTTTTGGATGAAAATTGCCAAACAGTGTGCTATGGTGGAGAAAATGAACAAGTTTGCCATTAAGTATTTTGATGGTGACCTAAAAAGACTAACATATTGTATGAAAGATGTATACAATTGGAAGTTATATTGCGACCTAGTAGATAGTATTAAACCTGTAGATTATACAACCATGATTGAAGAACAAGACGAAACTCAGCCAGAGCAAGAAATTGCCTGTGCTGGAGGGGCCTGTATTTTAGTATAAGGAAACACCATGATGCCGCCTAGACCACTAAAGCCAAAGCGTAAACCAATCAGTAATGATTTAACATTGAAAAAATACCACCTTACTGGTAAAACTAATAATCAAAAACATTACATCAAAACAATTAATCAACATGGTATAACATTTTGTGTTGGACCCGCCGGTACTGGTAAAACTCACATTGCTGTTGCCTCCGCTATTATACGATTAGCTAAAAAACAATGCGACAGAATCATTATAACTAGGCCATTTGTTCAGGCAGGAGAAAACACAGGCTTTTTACCTGGTGATATACAACAAAAATCCGACCCATACATGAGACCTATCTATGATGAGTTAAATGTATACTGTAGCTTAGCTGATATTCAAAGAATGTTAAATGGTAATCAAATAGAGGTACTTCCATTTGCCTACATGAGAGGGCGCAGTTTACACAACAGCTTTATTATAGCTGATGAATGTCAGAATGCTACATTTGAACAAATTACTATGTTGCTAACCAGAATAGGTAACAATAGTACCATGGTACTTACTGGTGATATATCACAAACAGATTTGGAAGCCCATCGTTCGGGCGGACTTGAAAAATATATGCGTATTTTGAATGGTGTGGGCGAGGTTGGCCTTGTAGAGCTAACCAATGAGGATATTATTAGAAGCCCACTTGTTGAGGTAATTGTTAAAGCCGTGGAGGACTATAATGTCAAAGAAAAAGAGGAAGCAAAAGCAGATAGAGACAAAGCAGCGGACTAAACCAGTTGAGCAACACTGTGACAGTAAAAAGCCTCAACATCGTAAGGCATTAGTTTTAAACGCTGATTATACTCCATTAGGATTAATCGGTTGGCAGCGTGGTATTGTTTTGTCAATGATGAATCAGGATAATCCTGCAAATGGATTAGAGGTCATTGATTTTTATAAGGACGACTTCATTCAGGGTAGTACCAGGAAATATCCTATGCCCGCCGTAGTTAGATGTCCAAAATATATCAGACAAAACCGCAACAAAATTCCATTTTCCCGCAAGAATGTATTTATCAGGGACCAGTTAACCTGTCAATACTGTGGTAAACTAGAACATACCTCTGAGTTAACCTATGACCATGTTATTCCTAGGGCTGTATGGAAAAGGAATCACTATAAAGGAACGCCAACCAACTGGACCAACATTGTAACATGTTGTATCTTGTGTAACCGTAAAAAGGCTGATAGAACACCCAAACAAGCAGGCATGAAGTTACTTAGACCTGTTAAGGAACTTAATCCCGCCCAGTTTATTTTAGGCATATCTCCTTGGATGCAAATTCCAGAAGAATGGGTGCCATATCTTACACCTATTTACAAACACTTACTTAATAGGAATAAATCATGAACGAACGTAGAAACTTTTTCAAACTAGCCGCCCTTGGTTGTTTAACTATCTTAGGGGTAGATAAAACCAAGGTTATAGCTAAACCTATGAAAATGAATGATACAAAACGACATCCATTAAACATAGATTCTATTCGTCGTAGTGGTGATTATTCACATTGTGTAACCGGTATAGATGAACCATTTATACAAAGTACTTAGTAGAAAATTTACAAGAAACTCCCTATTTGATGCCGAAGGATTACTTTTTGGCATAGAAAGTGGTGTATAGTATAATGCCCACATATATTTTCCTATGTGACCCAGACGATAATGGATGCGGTCATCAATTCGAGATAAAAGCCTCAATGAATGAGGTATCCCAACTAAAACCTACCTGTTCTTCCTGCAAAAAGCGTAAACCTGTACGTAGAAATTATGTAGCTGAAAACTGTAATGTAGTTGATATTACACCTAAAACTGTAGGTTCTATGGCTAATAAAAATGCAAACAAGCTTAGCGCAGATGAAAAAGCAAGTATCCATCGTGAAAACAATGCATATAAAAACAAACCACTGGAAATACCTCTTGGTCCTGGCATGGAACAGGTTAAGAGGGATAGTCAGGGTCATATTCAAGTCAGCGAAAAACAATCTCGTATAGATAAAAGGAAAAATAATGAGTGAACCAAACATTCCTCATCAATCTGTGATTTGTGTTACAATTTATTATGAGCTTTGTGAGAAACAACCAGATGGTAAGGTGGGCACAAGGGTAAAAGATAAACATCATGAGAGTATACCTTTTACTATATGTGGTGATAGCTTAACTGAGTGTCAAGAAGCCACCAAACAATTTTTAACTAACCTAAAGGAACGAATTCATGCAAAAGGTAAACAGACATAGAGTACGTCCAAAAGATATGTTCAACTCTATGCACACTACTAAACACCAAAGCGCAGTACAGAGTAATAAGCAACACATTGGTGATGAAGAACGAACTGTTGTCGTATTTACAATGAGAGGCAAAGAGGATTTTTTTGAAACCGTAGAGATTTTCGGTAACACCCCTCTACCTATGCTAGACGACGTAGAATTTGATAATGGTAACGTAGAAGAAGCGGAAAATCGCTCAGAAGCGTTGGCAAAAATGGTAACTAGGGTAGGTACAGCAACTAAATACTATGTTAAGGTCGGTCCCGACTCTAGATTTTTTAATCCTATTGGCTTAACCGAAGGACAACATGGTAAACATAATGCCGGAGAACGGGTTATGAAATTTGCCCCAGTAAACAAAAGGGCATTTGCATTATATATTCAATTTTTAACCACAAAAAATAAAGCTTCTTTGTACGAAGCTGAAAGAGAGATGGCATAATGGCAACGGGTAAACTAAGTAACACAGAAAAATTCGCAATTAAGGGAATGCTAACTGATGGCAAGACTGTTGAAGAAATTGCTGTAGAATTGGGTAGAACAGCACTTACAGTTTCTAAATATGCTAGCGAAGAATTAGATAGTATTATCAACACTATCGTTGCTACACGTCTCAAGGCTGAAGAAACTGCCAGTGATGAAGAACCCGCATTCAAGGCCGAAATCAACAAAGAAACCAGAATACAAACCATGCATAAGTTAAAGGGTGCAGGTTTGGACAAGACAGAAGCCAAAGAAATTATTGAGCGTGTCTTGCGCAAGCTCGATTTTCATCCAGATAATGGAACCCAACTTTATGCATTATGTATTCGTAGTTTAAATGCTAAGGATTTGATGGTAACCCGTGCCGCTGGTGGTCGTGGTGGAGTAGCAGCAATGACTCAAGCTGCATCTGAAAGAATTGATGAATCTAAGAAACGTTCATCTAATAAACCATCTCGTAAAATCAGGGACCATGTATGGAAGCCCAAAGAGGGAGAAATGATGTAATGGGAAAGCAAACTGATAAGAGTAGATATCAGTCGCTTTATTCACCAGAAAAATTTGTAACTGCCGCACAATATATTATTGAGCGTGTGTGTGAAAGAAAGGCTGCCAATCTAAAAGTAGACCTTCCAATTAAGTTTTGGAATCTACCAGAGTGGCAGCTCTTTTTTAAATCACAACTGAGAAAGTGCCATACGTTACTAAAAAAGTATCATGAAAAAGCTATCATTAGAGCGTTACAAGATAAAGAAGCTAGTCGTATCTATTCTTTACACGCACCCTGGTTGATACCGGTGATTGAGCGATATAACAAGATTGTTTTAGCCGAATTGCAAAATCTGCAAAAAATTACAACACAGCCAGTGGAAAAACCCGCCACAATATCACAAATACGACAACGCAGGGTACGTAGTACTCCCCTTGGTAAGCTGAAAGATTTAGATAACGAGGTTTAAATGGCTAAAGAAAAAAAAGACCAACAAATTAAGTTGACACCTGATACTGTTGATAAACACTTGAGAAAAAAGTTTGGAGATGATGTATTCGTCAGCGGTAAAACAATTATTGACACCCCTAGAATGATTATTCCTATCAGTCCTACACTAGACCTTGCTACTGGTGGTGGTATACAAGAAGGTGGCATGGTAGTTGTTACAGGACCACCCAAGGTAGGTAAAACTAGTATGTGTTTGCACTTTGGTGGAACAGCACAAAGATTAGAATATAAATCATCTCTAACTGACAAAAAAGTAGGGCGTAAAGTATACTTTTTTAACGTAGAGGGACGCATTAAAGCAAGAGACTTAGCTGGTATACCACATCTATTAACAGACGAAAATCACCTACAGGTTATTAAGTCTAGACCGGGCAAAATCTTAAATGCAGAAGATTATTTGGAAATTTTAGAAGCATATATTCATACTAAGCCTGGTGCAATATTCATAGTAGACTCTATATCACAACTATGTAGTTCTGGTAGAATGAATGCTAATATAGGTGATAGAATCCGTGATGACGTACCGCTTATGCTATCTAATTTAACTAAAAGATTAAGTAATGTACTTCCTATCAATAATTCTATACTCATGTGTATCACACACCTGTATGCTAACCAAACACCTGGTAGTATGAAAAAATGGCAAGAGTCTTCTGGACAAAAAGTTCAATATGCTAGAGAGGTAAAGTTAAGAGCTACGCATTCTACCCCATTCATGGATGGTGAAGCACAGGTGGGTCAAATAGTACACTGGGTCTGTGATAGCTCTAGTGTAGGACCGCCTGGAGGTAAGGCAGACTCCTTATTGCGTTATGGGTATGGCTTAGATAAAGAATATGAAATACTGCAAATTGGCAAAGACCTCGGTTTAGTAGAGGTGGGTGGTTCTTGGTATACTATTGGTGACAAAAAAATTCAAGGTGCTGAGAAAGCATCTACATATTTGAGAGAAAATCCCGATGTTTACGATGACTTACATACTAAGTTTAGAGAAATGATGAGGTTAAGTAATGTTTGTTAGATATGTGGAAGCAAAAACACAGGTCCAACACGCTTGGAAACCCACTGGTGCAGACATTCAAATAGATAGTAGTAATAAAAGTAGCCTACATGTTCGTACTAGAAAACTACTTCAAAGAATGTTTCCTACTGTATCTACCTTAGAAGAAGTTTCCTTTTCCCCAGTTCAATTTAAGACATTGTATTTAGATTTTTACATCCCTGTCCTTCACTGCGCTGTTGAGGTACACGGTGAACAACACTACAAGTTTGTACCACATTATCATGGAACAATGTTAAAGTTTATGCAAGCTCGTAAAAATGACAACATGAAGAAAGACTGGTGTATTTTGAATAACATTATCTTCATTGAGTTACCATTTAATGAAACAGACAAAGAGTGGGAGCGTCGTATTAATGGCCAATAGTATCACAGCAGAAGAACGCATTAAAGCTGTTCAACAAAAATTGGATGAATACGAAGGGCGTTGTGGGTTGCCACCAGCCATGGCACCAGGCACAGATATTGAATTAAATGGCTATTTAACTATGGATAAGATTTCGATACTTTCATTATCTGTAGAAGACTGTGCTGCTATAGCATATCGCTTGGCACAATTTTCGTTTTACATTACAAGATTATACAATACAGAGCGTAGTAATCAACTGTGGGCTGAAGCCATTCTAAGAGAATTGCTTGCTGATGTTAAAGACAACTATGGTCAATATACTAAACATGAGTTAAAGTTTGCACTACTTGCAAAAGAAAATGCTTTCGCCCAAAAAGTTCACGACATGGTAAAACATGCTAATCATAGAATACAACGACTTACAGGATTATCTGAAGGTATCAACTTTTTGTCTAAAGTATTAATGGATGTACGTCGCTCGAAATACACAAAGGAAACATCTTATGGGTAAACCATCAGTAACAGATATCTTAAATGGCCTGTCAGAAGATGACTTAGGAGAAGTTCTAGAACTTATTCAACGCAAAGCCAAGGGTGAAAAAAAGCGTAAACAACAGCGCAAAAGCAAACTTATCCTCCCTGATGATGAGGAAGTAGTTACACCATCCAGACAGGGTAGAAAAACATCTAGAAGTCGCCGTCCTAGAAGACCTGAGTTCGATATACAAGAACATAGACGAGAGCGCTCTAGTGGTCGCCCATCTGGTAGACAAACAAGAAATGAGAGCCTTCAAACTGGACCTAGAGAAAACCAATTTAATCAGATGTCCGAAAAACACTCTTATAAAAGCGATACTGAAATAGACAAAAAATTAATAGGTGGTAATCAACCTACACAGCGTAGAGACAAGGTCAAATACATTGAAGTAGAATGTAGTCGTTGTAAATATTGGTATGACGTATTACCAAATGAAGTATATAGAGACGGTAATGGCATACTACAATATATCTGTGATGATTGTGAGGGGAGAACGCGTAGATGAAGGTACTATCAGATGCACCCGCTGAAAGAGCTGTACTAGCCGGCATTTGTCGTTATGGTTCAGACTCATACTTAGATGTAGTTGACATTTTGTCTTCTACTACGTTTACTATAGCAGAAAATCAGGCTATATATGATTGTGTACACCATGTTCTTGAACAGAATGATGGGGCTACAATAGATGTTCCAATCATTCAATCCGCTGCTATTGAACTGGGCATTGGACACCTATTTGAAACAAGACAACAAGCCCAACACCTACAAGCCATCTTTAATTTTCCGGTATCTCAAAAGAATGTTAGAAGGTTTGCAGCTAAGATTCGTAAATTAGAAATCGCCAGACTACTAGGTACTCAGCTCGACGACGCCAAGGGCAAGCTAACCAATCTAAGTGGTGATGAAACAGTAACTCATATATTAGGAATTGCAGAAGATGCTATATTCGACTTTACATCGTTGTTGCACGACTCTCAAGATAACGAACCAACTCTTTTGGGAGATGGTCTGCTTGAGTATATTACTTATCTTGGAGAAAATCCAGTTGACAGTATTGGTATTGCTACTGGGTTCCCAGAATACGACAGTGCTATAGGTGGGGGTTTGCGCCCCGGTACGGTTAATGTGATTGCAGCTAGGCCCAAAACGGGGAAAACATTACTCTCAGACAACATGGGCTATTATATAGCTGATACTACTGGAATTCCAGTGTTCAACATGGATACTGAAATGCGTAAAGAGGACCACCAGCATCGTACCCTGGCTATGATAACAGATTGCTACATCTACGACATTGAAACTGGACAATATGCTTTAAAACCAGACACAAAAGAAAAAGTATTAAGTGCAGCTAAAAAAATAGAGCAGGAAAAAGTACCATATTACCACTTATCCATAGCTGGTATGCCATTTGAGGAACAAGTAGCTATTATGAGGCGCTGGTTGGTCAAAAATGTGGGACTTGACGATGACGGTAAGGCTAAGCCGTGTGTAATAGTATATGACTATTTAAAGTTAATGACTCAAGAGGGTATTAGTAACGATATGAAAGAGTATCAATTATTGGGCTTTTTGATGACTTCGCTTCATAACTTTGCTATGCGCTATCAACTACCATTTCTTACCTTTATGCAAACTAACAGAGATGGTATCAATAAAGAGTCTACTGATACGGCCAGTGGGTCTGATAGAATCATTTGGTTATGTTCCAACTTTACTATTTTCAAACGTAAGTCAGACGAAGAAATAGCAGAAGATGGTCAGGACGCTGGTAATCGTAAGTTGGTGCCAGTGGTGTCTCGTCACGGTGCAGATTTTCAAAGTGGAGACTATATCAATTGTCATATGGTTGGTGAATGTGCTAAGATTACTGAGGGGCAGCGTAAGGTTGTGTGGATGATTGAACAGGCTAAGGAAAAGACAGGATTCCCCACTACTCAGGACAATGAAGGCAATGATATCCCATTCCAATAAACAATGGACACAGGCCAAGTTAAACCTACTATCACAATCTATTAGTGACAATTTTGACAAGGTGGTCCATTATTTTAACCTAGATATGCGCCAAACATCTAAGATGTACATAGGTAGATGTCCTATACACGATGGAGATAATGTTGATGCGCTCAATTTTTATCACTCGGGCCATACACACAGGGGTAACTGGTGCTGTAACACAAGAGCATGTGAAGTAATATTTCAACCCTCGGCCCTTGGTTTCGTGAGGGGATTATTATCTAAGGTAGAGTATGAATGGGTACAAAAGGGAGACAAAGTATGTGGCTTTATGGACACAATCAATTGGTGTATGAAGTTTCTGAATGTAAATTATGATAATTTACTAGTAAATTCCGCCAGTATTAACACAGATAGGTTTATATCCCAAGCACATATCTTTACAAGTCAGCGTCCCAAGGCCGCCTATACCGTTAGTAGAGCACAAATTCGCAATAAACTAGAGATTCCAGCTAAACCATTCTTAGAGTTGGGATTTTCTTCTGCAACATTAGATAAATATGACGTGGGATTATGTACTACACCTAATAAGCCAATGTCAGAACGTATAGTGTTCCCAGTATATGAAGAGAACGGTAGGTTTATGGTGGGGTGTATAGGTAGAAGCATTTGGGATAGATGTCCAGAATGTAAACTTTGGCATAACCCCGAGACTGATTGTCCATCACCAGAGTATGCACCACAATATGCTAAGTGGCGCAACTCAGCAGATTTTAAAAGTGAATATTGGTTATACAACTTGTGGGAGGCTCATACACACATTAAAAAATGTGGTATAGTTATCTTAGTTGAGGGTCCAAAGGATGTGTTGAGACTAGAAGATGCCGGTATTCATAATTCGATAGCCACCTTCGGTACAAAATTATCCCCTGGCCAGAAAACTTTATTGGACGCTTCTGGCGCTTTTACGATTATTTTGTTGACAGACCCCGACGAGGCCGGTATAGTAGCAAGGACAACAATCGCAGAGAGTTGCAAGAACCAATATAATATTTTAACCCCTGACCTTGGTGACAATGATGTTGGGGCAACCTCGATAGACGACTTACAAATGTTACTTATACCACTAATAGAACAATATAAAATTGAGATTTAATATGATAGTATTCGACACTAATGTAAAAAGGGGTAAGCAACTTAAAAAGGCTGTGAAACAAACCGGTGTTACTATACAGTATGTTGATACAGACGGACTTTGTATTGCAGCACTTGAATCTATCGTTGATACTAACACAATACTTTTAGGTTCATACTCCGAATATTTAGTTCACTGGATAATATCTATGCAACCAGCAGTACGAAATATTATTATTTATACAGAATCACATAAAGATGAAATGATGAAACTATTTATTGCTGCTAAATATGCAGTCAATTATGTACCATTCGACACTATGATAGAGAGGTTAATATAATGGCAATTTTGGGACTTTCGGGTTGTAAACAAGGTGGTAAAAGTACTGCTGCGAATTTTTTACTAGGTTTAGTTATGCAAGGCATAGCGTTAGTAGATGGAGAGTTCGTTATTGGGGACGATGGTAAGCTATGGATAAGCGACATCTTAAAAGACACAAGGTTCGCTGGTATATTTGACTACTATCGTCGCAATGTAGATATAGATGATTTAAAAAAGAATTACATAGACCGGTTTATTAAGCTATATAGTTATGCGGATAAGCTGAAACAGGATGTGTGTATGAGTGCGTTAGGACTAACGTATGAACAATGCTATGGTACTGATGCCGATAAGAACAGTGAAACTAGATATCGCTGGGAAGATATGCCAGGGATTATTACTCCAGAACAACTTAAATCTATGGCGAATATGTATACTGAACCCAAAGACTATAACGATACACAAAAATTGGTTACAGCACAAGGGCTCATAGTTCATATTTCAGGTCCAATGACTGCCCGTGATGTTATGCAGTATATTGGCACTGAAATCTTTCGTCGTATGTACGGTGATGTGTGGGTAGCATCTACTCTTCTCCAAATTAAAGAAGACAACTCTGCGTTTGCGGTGATTACAGATGTAAGATTCCCCAATGAGGTTCAGGGTATACAAGAGGCCGGTGGTAAAGTCATGAGGTTGACGCGCAATCCTTTTAAGGGTGAGGATGTACATGAAAGTGAAACTGCGCTTGACAAAGATAAGTTTGATTGGAATAAATTTGATTGGATAATTGATAATGAGAAACCAGTAACAGTATTGCAACAAAATCACTTAGTCCAACAAGCACTCATTGATAGCGGTTGGCTTACAAACATATAAGGAAATTAATGGCTATTCCAATCACATATTTGCGCAGCAGTGGATACGGAAGTCACGATATGTGCGAGATGAAATATTTTGGTGAATATATCTTAGGTCTATCTGGACCATCTAACATGGCGGCTGATAAGGGTACTATAGTTCATAA